TTACGTAACCAGGTGAGCGAGAGTTGTCGGTCGTGCGGCTCCATTCCAGCTGGGCGAGGGCGACGTTTCGGATCTTCAACTTACCCTTCTCGTCACGAACGAGGCTTTCTTTGAGACGGCCCTTCTTGATGGCCTGCATGACAGCCTGAAGCGTCACACCCATTTCCCGCGAGAACGCACTCAAAGAGACCAATTCGGCCGAGTTCTTGGCCATCTGGTGAACCTCGGTCACGATCGATTACGATCGGTTACTGAATGATTAAGCCGCTCAATGCCCAGTGAAGAACAGCGCCTCTGCGCACCCGTTCTACCCCCATGGCCAGAAGGACCCAGGCCCGTGGGTATACCCCTGCCTACCCTGCCTACCATGTACTCCTGTGTACACCTCATCCAGTGCACGCTGAGTACGCATGGTCTACACCATCCCTCGCGATTGCAGCTTTTCGATTTCGCGCTTTAGTCCCCGTTCGAACGCGGACTGGAACTTCTTCATCGCCTTGCCCTGCACCGCTGGGATAACTCCCCGATCCTGCATCGTGTCCGAGAGGCGAGAAGTCCAGAGCTCTTTGATTGGTAGTCGGGCTTTGCCCTTGCGTACGAACACTCCCCGGTGCCCGCTTGCCATGTTCGCAACGAACGCACCGCGAATCCGCTTCGTACTCCCTCTCTTATTGATCCGGACGGAGACGCCCCGTTTCGTCTGTATGTGCGGGAAACGAGAGAGCGGAACAGGTTTGCTGCTAACGTACTCCGTCCACTCTAGGTCCTCTATCTTCTGCCCACGACCAGGGAAGTCCAACGGGAGCCCGTCTTGCACCGCTTTCGGCTTTAGGTGCTTTCGGGATGTGACGGTCTTTACGCTTTCCTTCTGCTGGACGCGCAGGGCTTGATTGCCTGCGAGCCTTACGGCCCGGGCAAGGGCAGAGTCGACCACGCGGTTTCGCCACACCGCTAGATCTCTGGAGTCCCAGACGAAGTCGACCGCGATGCTCATTGCGGCCTCCCTTTAAGCAGTCGACTGCTTGAAGGGGAAGCCCTCACGCTTGATGCGTTCGATCTCGGACTCGGCTACACGGTAGCCCAGCCCGATGCGGATGGCCTTCAAGTGCCTACTGCGAATTCGCCTACGGACCGTCTCCGGGACTACCTTCAAAAGCCTCGCGGTCTCGATCACGGAGTAGTACTTCTCCTCCATGCCCGCGGGTTCGGGCGAGGCTGCGATCGTCTTCTCGACCTTCTTTCTCTTGCTCACTTGTGCTCGTCCAATTCCCCTTCTCAGCGCCGACAACAAGATATCACGGTTCGCGATTGTCGGGGAATTGATTGTATCAGCCGCTTGACACGTAACCGATCGGTACCGCCCTGTCCAATTGCGCCAACGTTTCTTTCATCTTCGCTTTTCTATCCCTTCTAATTTCTTTGTTATCTTCCAACTAGTTCTACAATCAATAAAATATGATAACAGTTGGTTACATCGCCTAAAGCACGACGCTTGCTTCTTTTTTATAAAGTTCTCTGTAAACCCCCCTTTTCGCCGACCGTAACTGATTTCCCGCGCGCGCACGTTCGTCCCAGACCGGGCACTGAGGCTCAAGAGGCCCATCCTTGACTAGTTTGACGCTGGTTGGTTTGTCTGTCATGTTCATTACGTTACCGCGGCTAATCGGTTACACAGAGGAGGTCAAGAGATGGGTACCGCCGAAGCCAGACGGGAGTACGAGGAGTTCCGTGAGCAGAATGTGCGCGACTGGTTGAGCGAGCGAGTGGTCGTTAACCCTATCGCTCGCACTCCCATCGCGCTGGTCACGAAGGACTACACGGAGTGGTGCAAGAAGCGCGGGTTCACGCCCTCGAGCGCGATCATCTTCAACGTCGTGCTCGAGGCCGAGGGATTCGTGCGCTGGGCACTCCGCGTCAAGGGCAAGGTCTGCAAGGTCTGGCTCAGGCTCGAGCTGCGTTAGGGCCTGTCAATCGAACGACAGAGTCGGCTAGTTGACAACCCGCGGGCCTCCGTGCTTCCGTGGCCTACGAGAGGCTAGCCGGACGGACGAGGCCCGGACCAAGCCGTTCCTACCAACAGTACTGACGTGGCTCCGCCGGAGGTCCCTGCTCGTCCCAGGTCCCCGGTCGGAGCCACCTCTTTTTCCCGGTTGCTCGAGGTGTTGCAGGCGAATCACCGTTGTTGCTAAGCCGACGGTGCCCAATCTTCCACAGTCTACGACAATTGTGCTAGGGTCCCCAACTATGCCGATTGCCGAATTCCCAGCCGATCCTCTGAACGCCGCGCTCCTCTATGCCAGCCTCGGCATCCGCGTGATGCCTGTCCGCGGTCGTCGCCCCTGCATAAACTCCTGGCAGAACCGGGCCACTACCGACGAAGCCAGGATCCGCTCCTGGTGGCAAGAGTTCCCAAATGCCAATGTCGGCGTCCTCTGCGGCGCAGCCTCCGGCATCGTCGTCGTGGACGTGGACCCTAGAAACGGCGGCGACGACCACCTCGCCTCTGTTTGGAAGAAGCTCGGCATCAAGGAGCCCTCGCCGCTGGTCGTCCAGACCGCGTCCGGCGGTCGCCATTTCTACTTCCGGCATCCGGGGACACTGGTCCGCTCGAGAACAGGCAAGAACGGCATAGCCCCGGGCATCGAGATCAAGGCGGACGCAGCGGACGGCTCCCCAGGGCAGATGGTCGTAGCGCCTCCCTCCAAGGCACCGTCCAAGGTCGACAACTCCGAGGCCACGTACCTCTGGCTCGCCAACTGCGATGTCTCCGAGTTCACGAAGCTCCTCGACGCGAACCCCTTCCCTGTCGTTACGGGGGAGCCGCAGGTAAGGGCCAAGAAGGCTGGAGGTAAGAAGAAGGGCAGTCACGACGACCTCCCCCCAGCCGAGATCGAGCCCATCATCTCGGGCTGCGCCTGGATGCGTCACTGCCGTGACGACGCCCGCGATCTCTCGGAGCCCGAGTGGTACGCGATGCTCTCGATCCTCGGGCGCTGCTACGAGGGCGAGAAAGCGGCGCACCAGTTCTCGGCTCCCCATCCCGGATACGACCGCGAGATCACGCAGCAGAAGTACGAGCAGGCAATCCAGGCCTCCGGTCCCCGCACGTGCGAGTACATCGCCGAGCATTTCTCCTCGGTCTGCGCCGACTGCTCCTTCGGCAAGCGCACGAAGATGCGCTCCTCCCCGATCCTCCTGGGGACAACCTTCGGTGAGGCTGACGGTCGATTCAACTGGACCGACGCAGGAAATGCCGATAGGTTCGCAGCGCAGCATCGCCAGCGCATCTGTTACTGCCCGGAGACGGGCAAGTGGCTCTTCTTCCAGAAGCATCGCTGGACGACTGATGAGACCGGGCAGATCTACGCGCACATCATTCGTACGATCCGGGCCTTCGCACAGGAGTCGCTTGACGCCGCAAAGTTCGCGATGAAGCAAGAGTCGAAGGAGAGGATAAACGCCATCGAGGTCCTAAGTCGCCACATGCTGGCCGTCTCGCAGAACCGCTTCGATCAGCACAAGGACAGGCTCGTCACGCCTGCGGGTGTTGTCAACCTCCGCACCGGTATGGTGGTCGAGGGCGACCCGGCCGACTACCTCTCCAAGAGCACGACGGTCGAGTTCAAGCCGGGTGCGCGAGACGAGACTTGGGAGCGCTTCCTGGACGAGGCGACCGGAGGCGACTCGGAGCTTCGTGAGTATCTCCAGCGCTGCGCGGGGTACTCGATCACGGGCTCGGTGCGCGAGGAGAAGTTCTTCATCGTGTACGGCCGCGCAGGGACGGGCAAGAGCACGTTCATCAACGCTGTTGCGAGCGTTGCGGGTGAGTACGCTACGACGGCCGACGTCGAGACGTTCATCAGGAAGGAGAATCCGGGAATTCGCAACGATCTCGCCCGGCTGGTCAACCGCAGGCTCGTGATCACGCACGAGATCGAGCGCGGCAAGCACCTCGCCGAGGCTCTCGTCAAGCAGATCACCGGAGGCGACCCTATCACGGCTCGATTCCTCCATCGCGAGTACTTCGAGTTCGTGCCGCAGCTCAAGCTCTGGATGGTCACGAACGACCTTCCGCTCGTGCGAGCCGGAGATTCCGGCATCTGGCGCAGAGCCGTCGTTATCCCCTTCGACCAGGTGCCTGCGCGCGTGAACGAGAACCTCAAGAATGAGTTGGCCACGCAGAAGGCGAAGGAGGCCATTCTCGCGTGGCTGGTCGAGGGAGCCATGCTCTGGCAGCGTGACGGCTTGGCTCCGCCTCGCCGCATCCTCGAGGCCGTAGAGATGTACCGCCGCTCGGTCGACCCCATCGCCTCGTGGCTCTCCGAGTGCTGCAGCATCACCAAGGGGCACCGTGCGCCGGTCACCCTCGTGCGCCGATCCTACGAGGAGTGGTGCCGCGAGAATAGCGAGGATCCTATCGGCCAGTACAGCTTCAATACCATGCTCGAGGAGCGCGGCTGCTTCCGTCGCACGGCCCGAGTGCAGGGAGAGGTCTACAAGGTCTGGGAGAATCTCAGGCTGCTTGACGAAGCGGAGGTCACGGTCCGGGCCGAACAGCAGAAGAGACTCCGCAACATCCAGTGAAAGGGAGGAGACGATGGACGAGATCGTCAAGACCTGCGGCTGCGGACGAATCTACACACGAGCTGAGTGGCAGAATCTGCACTACGTAGGACGACAGCATTTGGTCCCAGGCTGGTCGCTTCTGGAGATCCGCCTCTGCCTTTGCGGAACGAGCTTCGCTATCAAGCTCAGGAGGGGGGAAACGTTGACTGATCATCTTTCGCACCTCAGGGACAAGGCACCTAACAAGCGGGGGATCCGGCACGCGCATGGCCGCGGCATCTGCCCTCACTGTGGCCGACCGTTGCGCGTCCTTCGCCGCATTTCGCCTACAGCGCTGGAGGCCGGGTGCTCGCCCTGCGGGCATGCTATCGAGGCAAGAAGAGGCGGTATCCTGTATCGCCTGCTTACCGAGACGGAGGAGGTGGAGCAATGAGCGCGATTCCGTGTCTTGGCGTGCGAATAGATACCCCCGATGGCACGACCGGGCTTGTCGCGCTCAAGCACGGCAGGCGGTACGTCGGCTGTGACGTGAACGTCGACTACCTGGCGATGACCGTCGAGCGGCTCGGACTCGCGAACGAGCCCGCCGAGCCCGCCGACGAGGAACCGGAGGAGTTCGATGCCCAAGAAGCGTGAGTTAGCACCCAGGTTCGTACTCGACTTCGAGACTCGCAGTTCCTGCGACCTCAAGCAGTGCGGAGCCTGGGTCTACTCTGAACATCCCAGCACAGAGATAATCGTTGGTGTCTGGCGAGTGGACAACCAGCGCCACGTCTGGCTCCCGTTAAATCGCGAGCCGTCCCGAGAGCAGGACTGGATGAAGGGTCGAGTCTGCTACTTCGGGCCGGAGGTCCCGAGACCATTGCTCGAGATTGCGAAGCAGCGCGTTGCCGTGGCTCACAACGCGGAGATGGAACAGGCGATAATGACGAACATCTGTGGCCATCCGCTTCCGCGAGTAGAAGACACGACAGCGGCGCTGGCTTACTACCAGCTCCCCATCAATCTGGACTCGGCCGGTCGCGCGCTGGGTCTCGGTGGGAAGGACGCGGGCGGTAAGCACCTGATCAACAGATTCTCGAGAGGTGAGGGCGGTCACGTCAACGAGTTCCTGCCCTTCATGATCGGACCCTGGGTTGAGTACTGCGTCCAGGACGTCGATCTCACCTGGGAGATCGATCAACGTATCTCGCCCTGGTTTCCCGAGGACGAACTCGCTGTCTGGCAGGCTCACTTCGAGATTAACTGTCGCGGCATCGCCATAGACCGCGTCCTGCTGGACAAGATCGATGCGGCTGGTGTGCTTATAGAGAAGGAAGAGGTTTCCCTCCCTGACGGTGTTCGCCAGAAAGACCTCACGCGGGTCGACTACCTCCGAGGCTGGCTGAAGCGGCGCGGGTTCGCGGTACCGGACATGCGCAAGGAGCGCCTCGAAAAGTTGCTGGAGAACCCCAGGTTGCCCAACGACGTTCGCACTGTCGTTGAGGCCCGCTTGGGGTCGAACCGCGTGTCGCTCAAGAAGACTGCGGCCATCCGTCGCCAGACCTCGAGCGACGGTTACTTGCGCGGACAGTTCCGCTACTACGGCCCAAATACCGGCCGATGGGCAGGCTGGGGCGTGCAGGTTCAGAACCTTCCGAAGCCCCCGAGTGGCGACCTGATCAAGCTTCAGCCGCAGTGTGTGGAAGCGGTCCGAACGTTGCCACCAAGCGAGATTGAGTCGGCCGTTGGGCATAAGCTCCCCGATGTTCTCGTCACGTGCGTGCGGGGAATTCTCACGGCGTCGCCCGGACACCGACTCATCTCTGTGGACTACGCGCAAATCGAGGCTCGAGGCGTGCTCTGGCTAGCCGAGGACGACGAGCACCTCGAGTGGTGGCGTACTCGCGATATGTACTCGGAGATGGCCAGCCGTCTGTTCGGTCGCGAAATCCGCAAGGGGGTAGACAAGATCGAGCGAGACGTTGGTAAGCGCGTCATCCTCTCATGCAACTTCCAGATCGGTGCGGATCGGTTCGGGCAGGACTGTATAAAGAACTACCGTCTTGACCTGTCCTCCCTTGGCCTAACTCCGAAGGGTGTTATTGACACGTTCCGCAGCGAGTTCAAGTCTCTGTCCGACCCCAACCACGGCCTCTGGGCCAGGCTTCAGCGAGCTATGGTTGACCTCGCAGAAGGGCCGGGTCCCGACATTCGCGTAGGCAAGCATCTTGTATTCAAGAGGCGCAATGGGACAATCTTCATTGAGCTGCCCAGTGGTCGCGAACTGGTCTACCGCCAGCCGCGGGTCTCGGTGGAGAAGCGCTTCCGACACGACGGCAGCACGTGGGACCACAAGACGGTAACCTACTACGACTGCACCGGTAGCTGGGAGAAGCTGTACGGTGGCAAGATCGCTGACCACGTTACGCAAGGGTCTATGCGGGACCTCCTTGCTGACACGCTGGTGAAGGTGCATGCGGGTGCGTGCGGGCGGGACGTGCGGGTAGTCATGCACACGCATGACGAAGTGGTCGTGGAGGCACCAACCGAGAGGGCGGAGAAGGTGAAGGAACAACTGGAGGACCTGATGATCAAGGGTCCGCCATGGGCCGCTGGGCTGCCTATTGCGGTAGAGGGGACGATCGGGGAGAGGTACGCGAAATAACGCGTGGTTCTCGCATCAAGGGCGTGGTGCGGCTACTGGCGCAGAGTCGTAGACTGTGGTATCTGTAACGTTGTCGAACGATCGACAGACCAACTGAAAGGCGGGCACGAGGATGTTCACGAAAAGTGGCATGGCAAGTGTGGTGATCGACGGGCAATTCGGTTCTACCGGCAAGGGCCTGATCGCTGCCTACTTGGCGAAGACCGAGATGGACGAGGGCAGGCGCTGCGACATTGCGACAACGAACGCAGGTGCGAACGCCGGGCACACCACGATCATTGGTGGCAAGAAGTTCGTCACCTTCCACCTGCCCACCACGGCAGTCGTGCAGAACTGTCGAGCCTACGTCAACGCGGGTGCGATCATCGACCCGAAGGTGTTGCTGCAGGAGATCGAGGAGGTCGGGTTCGACCCGAGCCTGCTCACGATCCACCCGAGGGCTGCGGTCATCCTCGACCGTCACAAGGAGTTCGAGAACCAGTCCGGTTCGATGGCCACCTCGCTCGCCTCCACGCGTAAGGGTGTGGGTGCCGCGCTAGCTGACAAGGTTCTGCGCGTCTCGGGTCTTGCCCAGAGCATCCCGGAGCTGAAGCCATTCATCGGCACGATCGACCTCAACAAGGAGATGTACTACCGCGGTGCCAGGGTTGTGGTCGAGGTGCCGCAGGGCTTCTCGCTCGGCATCAACTCGGGTCTCGCCTATCCGTACTGCACCTCTCGCGACGTCACTGTTATGCAGAGCCTTTCGGACGCCGGTATCCACCCGAGCTTCCTTTTCCGTACGGTTCTCTCGCTCCGCACCTTCCCGATTCGCGTCGGCAACATCGTCGAGGACGGGCACCAGAAGGGCTGGTCCGGCCCGATCTACCCGGATCAGGAGGAGATCTCCTTCGAGGACCTCGGCGTCCCGAAGGAACTCACGACCGTCACGAAGCGGGTGCGCCGCATCTTCACCTTCTCAGTTCGGCAGTACGAGGATGCGTGCCACATCAACCGGCCCGACTTCGTCTTCCTCAACTTCTGCAACTACCTCAAGACCGAAAACCAGTTGCGGAAGCTCGATACTCTCATGGCCGCGGTCTGGAGAGCGCCCACGCACTTCGGCTGCGGACCCGCGGTCGAGGATGTCGTGACCTCGATAGAAGAAGTCATCAAGCGCTGCAACCTGCAGCCGGAGCGACAGTGAGCTTGCTGCGTTGGTGGATGTGGCAGGGACCCGCGCATCTCCGCTTCGGTCGCCGACAGGCACTCTGCGGAGCGAAGCTGGATGTGCGGGCCTGCTACGCGGTAGAGGGAAGAGAACGATGTCAAGAGTGCGCAAGGATAGGAGCGGCAATGGCAGAGACTCTGATCGACGACATGCACCTTCGGCCCGAGCTGGAACAGTTCGCAAAGGAGATGGAGCGGAAACTCCGCAAGAACGATCACAAGACCGAGTGGTTCAAGATGCCGACGCTCCTGCTTCTCAAGCGACTGCAGGGCGAGTTGCTGGAACTGGAGGTCGCCCTCCAGTACGAGACGGCGGAGGATGCGAAGAAGGAGGCTGCGGACGTGGCGAACTTCGCCTTCTTCATCTGGGACAGGGTGCGTCGCGATGCCCAGAGCAAGCGAGGCGCGTGATGCGAGAGATTCGCGATTTGGCATGGACTCCGCGCTGGGGCGTCCTCCGGGTCATCCGGCGACAGAGCGTGGCTGAGCACTCCTTCTATGTCGCGGTCTACTCCGCGCTGATCTGCGACGCAATCGAAATCTCGCCCACGCTTCGGAACGAGGTCATGGATTGGGCGATCTTCCACGATGCTGCCGAGCAGTTCATGACTGACATTCCCGGCCCGGTGAAGCGCGAGATTGCCGATCCGCACGAGGTTCAGAAGTTCGAGGATAAGGGCCTCGAGCGCCGCTTCGGTGCCTCAGCTAGGCTGAACAGCAAGACCAGGTCGGTGGTGCGTGCCATAGTCAAGGTCGCGGACTACCTGGACGAGGTCTGCTATCTCATTGGCGAGAGCCGCCTCGGAAACAAGGAGGTTGAGGAGCAAATTCCCCAGTCGAAGCTTCGCATGCAACGTTACCTAGACGACCTCGTCGCGCAGGTCTCTGTGGCTACGCGGCGCGAAGCACTCCAGGCCGTGGTCGACAACATCATCTCGGCTGAAATGGGCAGGTGCTCGCTCACGCCGGATGCTGACTGCGTTCGAGAAGGACAATCGCGATGAGCCAGTTCCAACTGCTTTTGGGTGATAACCGTCAGATCCTCGACTCGCTACCCGCGGACAGCGCCGACGCCTGCGTCTGCGACCCGCCGTACGGCATCATCGTTAATGGACCGTACTTCGCCATCGAGGGTGCGGGCAAGCCCTGGGAGACTGACCTCACGGCCATGGAGCCCGAGGTCTGGAAGAAGATCTACCGTGTCCTCAAGCCTGGTGCCCACTTGCTTGCGTTCTGTGGCACGCGCTTCTATCACCTCATGGGCTACGCCATCCACACGGCCGGTTTCCAGATCTTCGACCAGATCGACTGGATCTATGCCGAGGGAATGCCGCGGAACAAGAACCTCTTCAAGCCCGCGCACGAGGTCATCTGTGTCGCCCGCAAGCCCTGCAAGCCGAAGCAGCGCATCCCGCTGAACACTGCGGATGCCGCTATCCCCAGACCGGCGCACGAGCCTGGCAAGCCTCGGTGGCCGACCAACGTGATGTTTTCGCATGCCGAGGGCTGCGAGAAGGGTCGGTGCGCCTCTGGCTGTCCGGTCGGCGAGCTTGGTGACCGCGCTCGGTTCTTCTTCGTCTCGAAGGCGGTAGCAGTCGCAGACAAGAAGCGAGACGGCTTCGTGCACCCGACCGTCAAGCCGCTGGACCTGATGAAGCACCTCGTCACGCTGGTCGCGCAGCCAGGCATGACGGTGCTCGATCCCTGGATGGGCAGCGGGACGACCGGAGTGGCCTGCCGCGAACTCGGTCGCAGGTTCATCGGCATCGACATCGACCCGGACTACTTCTCCATCGCGCACAACCGGGTGCTTGGCGAGCCTCCGCCTCCGCCTCCGCTCGAATCACCGGAGATGAATGCCGTCAACGAGGCCCTCGCGAAGCTCGAGGAGAAGGAGAAGGCACTCGAGCGCGTCAAGAAACTGAGCGCCGCGCTTAAAGCCGAGGACGACGCGATCCCCGGGATCTGCGAGTCCACTGCTGACGGGACCGAAGGGTCGCTCACCTGCGAGACGACGGCCGACACGGACGCCCTCACCGACGACGACTTCTGTTTCTAGGCCTCAGAGGGAGGACCAGCGGGCGGTGTCCTCGGCCAGAAACAACGCCCGCAGCCTCGGGATAGCTCCAAGCGCGTCCGGCTAGGCCCGAGGCACCCTTTCCCCCAACCAGAAGGAGACGCAGGATGAAGAAGGACACAACGCCTCGCCCAATGCTACTCACGCAGAGTTCCGCGGGCGACTTCCGAGACTGCCGCAAACTGGCCGAACTTCGTTACGAGCGCCGGCTTCGGCCGAACGAGGAGCCGTTCGAGTTGAGCTTCGGTAGCAACATGCACACCGGCCTGGAGTTCCTCTGGAGCGGCAAGCCTTTAGAGGAGGCGGTTACCGCCGCAACGAAGAAGGCGGACACAGACCAGTCGGTAGTTCTCGAGGCCTTGCTCACTGGCTACCGCAATCGCTGGGACCCGAAGGACTGGAAGGTGGTTGCGGTCGAGAAGGAGTTCCGGCTTCCGCTGTTCGACCCGGCTACCGGCCAGCGGCATCCTTACTTCGACCGCGGCGGGAAGCTCGACGTTGTACTCCGCAGGAAATCGACGGGCAGACTCTGGCTCATGGAGCACAAGAGCGCCGCTCGTGTTGACGCGTCCTACCTCTCGAAGCTCTGGCTTGATTTTCAAATCACCTACTACGTGCTCTGCGGCGAGGAGATCTTCGGCGAGGAGTTCGAAGGCGTCCTCTATGACGTCGTGATCAAGCCAAGTCGCAAGGAGATGCAGCGGTTCATCGGCGAGAGTGACGCCGAGTGGGAGGCCCGCTACGAGAAGGCCAAGAACAAGAAGTTGCTGAAACGCAAGATGTCCGAGACGGTCGAGGAGTTTCGCACCAGGATGGCGGATTTCTACGCCGACCCGGAGTCTTTCCACCGGGAGGAGATCCTGCTCGCTCGCGAGGATATCGATCTCGTGGCGCAGGAGGCCTGGGACCTCGCCGAGGACTGGACCAGAGCGAAGCGCGAGGGGCGCTGGTACCGAAACACTTCGAGATGCTTCAAGTGGAACAAGGCCTGCGCGTTTCTGAAGGTCTGCCAGACGCGCGAGGCACCGGCGGTAATCGAGGCTGGTTTCCATCGTGGCGACTGCGCGAACCCCGAACTCTCGCTGACGACCTTCGCACCGGTTCTTGGTTACTGCCGGATCTGCAACAAGGCTCTTACCCTTCTCGACAACCACGACTTCCTCTGTCCGGCCTGTGCGGCCGAGGTGCGCGAAGGACCGGGTCAAGGAGCTGGAGTCGACCAGTTGACAACTCCACTGCAACCTGCTACTATGCACTCGACAGTGGCAACGGCTGCTGCCGATAAGGACGACTGGAGCTTCAGCTAGCAATGAGGTAGTCCAACCTCTCGGGCAGGGATCCGCGGACTTGCCCGAGAGCAGCCTCCCGCGGAGACGAGAAGGAACCTACAGATGGGAATCTCCAAGACGAGCAGGCCAGTGCAGGACCTTCGCAAGATGGTGCACATGATCTTCGGTCCGCCGAAGACCGGGAAGACCACACTGGCGAGCCAGTTTCCCGGCATCGTGTTCCTCGCAACTGAGAAGGGCCTCGATCACCTCGAGGCTCCGCGCTGGGTGGACGGCGGGGGCAACTACGTCATCCGGACCTGGGAGGATTTGTTTGTCGCGGTCGACGAGGTTGCGGCCAGCAAGCAGTTCACGACTATTGCGCTGGACACGGTCGGTAACGCCTGCGCTCTCGCTGATGATTACGTCTGCCGCCGTGCGGGCGAGGAGTTCCGCGGCGACGGCAAGCTTGGTTTCGGTAAGGGCGCCGCGATGATCGCAAATGAGATTCGGCGCTTCTTCATGAAGATCAGCACCACCGGTCTCGGCGTGATCTTGATCGCGCACTCGACCGTGCGGACGGTCTCGACGCGGACAGGCGACGTCCAGAAGGTCGTTCCTTTCGTTCCGGGCGACAACAAGGATCTCATGCTCTACAACCTGTTGCTCGGGATGTGCGACACGATCCTGTTCTTCGACGCGCTCCCGGATGGTTCGCGCGTGATCCGCACCAAGCCCGCACCCTCCTTCGACGCGGGTGATCGCTCGAACAGGCTTCCGGCCGAGATCAAGCTGGACTCGAAGCCGGAGAATATGTTCGCCGTGCTGTACGAGAGCTTCTACGGCAGGCCGATGAGAAAGAAGCTGGAGGGCGAGATCAAGGAGGAGACGAAGACCGAGTAAGACCCGAAGCCCAACCAACCCGATAGAAAGGACAGACCAGATGACGACCAATCTCGCCGATTTCGACGACGCCTACGAACAGGTTGAGGTGCCCGAGCGCAAGAACAACTTCGAGGACCTGCCTGACGGCACCTACGACGCGAAGGTCGATGTCGTGGATCTCAAGGAGACCAAGGACGGCACTCCGATGCTGTCGATCCACTTCGTCGTTCTCGTCGGCAAGTACTCCGGCCGTAAGCTCTTCAAGTCGCTCGTCTTCACCCGGCAGTCCCTGCCCTACGTGAAGGCCGACCTCGCGCTGCTCGGCTTCGTCGGCAAGCCGTCCGACCTGCAGGACCCGGAGAAGCGAGCGATGATGCTCGACCGCCGGGTACGCCTCGGTGTCAAGACCAAGGCCGACAAGCAGGGCGGGCAGCGGCAGAACGTTTACATCAACAAGAGTCTCGACCCGATGCCCAAGATCCACGATGACTGGCCGCGGCAGCGCCAGACGGCTCACCGCGAGGAGCTGAGGCAGTCGTACCCCGAGGACGAGGATATCCCGTTCTAGCCTAGCCACCCAACGACATTAACCTAGCGGGACCGGGCACTCCACCTTCTCACGCCAGCCCGGTCCCGCTGGCCTATTTCGGAGACATCATGGCCACGATGTTCATGAAAGCTGACGGGCACAAGACTCGCTTGGAGCTTCTGCCGTTCGCCGCACTCGAGGAAGTCGGCAAGGTCATGACCTGGGCGGTCGAAAAGAAGGGCTACCCAGCTGGGAACTGGAGACTGTGCGGCTCGCAGCGCAGGTACCTCGGAGCCGCGCTCCGCCATCTGTTCGCTTGGGGACGAGGCGAAGATCTTGACCCGGAGAGTGGGTACTCGCACGTAGCCCACGCGAGTTGCTGCTGCCTCATGCTTCTGGGAATCATCCTCGACGGGAAGGCGGAAGACGACCGCGAGCGCCCACCGTCGTGAGCGCTCGCGAGGTTGCGGCAGTGGGTCGGATCAGTGACGAACAGGCCTACGTTCGCTGCGCTCCTCGCGCTCCGGCTGCTCTTCCTCGTGCTCTTGTTTGTGCCAGAGACGCTCCTTCAGTTCCGGGTTGTCGCGGATTATCTGGAAAGCCCGCTTGGTCATCGCGGCTCCCTTCAACGACCCAGCCCGGATCTTCCGATAGGACTCGATTGCTTTCTGCTCATCGAACTCGACCTCGAGATCACCCTCGCGAACCTTCATCTTCCTCGCCATCGTCCCATGCCCTTTCGGTTGGCTGGTTAGCCACGGGCACCCACGCCCGCGCACCACAAGGATACGCATTGCACCGGTGCGCCAATCGTCGGCCGCTCGACAACGACGGGCAGTCGACACCTAGGAGACCTGGATGAGTAGCCAACTCTGCAACATCCCATCTGGTATTCTGGCGTTCGACACCGGCTCGCATTTTGGTTGGTGTTTCCGACCTGAGGACGGGAACGGAAGGTCCGGCGTTATCTTGCTGTCGAAGCATGGGCTGGACGGTGCAGCCTGGGACCGTCTCAGCAGATCGCTGGCCGAACTGATCGCCGAGTACAATCCAGAGCTGATCGCGTACGAAGAGGTGCGCCAGAGGCAATTCCCAAGCGCCGCGAAGGCGTACGGCGCGATGGTCGCATTCATTCAGCATGCTGCATTTCTGGCCGGCCGGGAGACGCTGGGCTGCAACGTCGCAGAGGTTAAGAAGTTTGCGACTGGGTCAGGCAACGCCGATAAGGACTCGATGGTCAAGTCCGCTCTCGAGCGATGGCCCGGTTGGCGTCCCATGGTAGACGGCGACACGAACGAGGCGGACGCTCGTTGGGTCGCAGAGTTCGCGGCCCATAAGACCGGACGGCGGCGTTCTAGTTCGAGCAGACCTGGGACATCGCGCCGAACCACGTGATTGCGGTGCCGGACCCGAACGTGCTGGTCGCGCGGGCCTGCCAGCCGCTGCCGGTGGAGTTCGTGGTTCGCGGCTACCTGACCGGCAGCCTCTGGCGCGACTACCAGGCGGGGCGCGGCGCCGAGGCCTACGGGCTGGCACTGCCCAGAGGCCTGCGCAAGGACCAGCGGTTCGACATCCCTCTCATCACCCCGACCACCAAGGCGGAGCAGGGCCAGCACGACGCGCCCATCAGCCGGACGGAGATCATCGCCCGGGGGATGGTGCCGGAGCCGCTGCTGGAGCTTGCCTACGCGCGCTCGCTGGCGCTGTTCGAGCGCGGCCAGCAGTGGGCCGCGCGCCGCGGGCTCATCCTCGTCGACACCAAGTACGAGTTCGGCCTCGCCGGCGGCGAGCTGCTCGTCATCGACGAGATCCACACCATGGATTCGTCGCGATTCTGGGAGGCGGAGGGCTACGCGGAGCGATTCGAGCGCGGCCTGGACCAGCGCATGCTCGACAAGGAGAACGTCCGCCAGTGGTTGCTGCGCGAGCGCGGCTACTCCGGCGAGGGCGCGCCCCCGACGCTGCCCGACGAGGTGCGGGTCGAGACCGCGGAGGTCTATGTCCGAGCCTTCGAGCGCATCACGGGGCAGGCGTTTGTGTCAGCGGTGGGAGACGTCGCGGGGCGCATCGCGCGCAACCTCGAGGCGGCCGGCTACCTGACGTCCGGGGCTCGCCCCGCGAGCCGGCCATCGGATGAGCTAGGCTCGCCGGGGAGCTGACGCGGAGGTCCGGTCCGACGGGCCGGCCCGCGGCCTCGTGGAGGCGCGGTGGCCGCCATGGCTCCCGGCAGGGGAGGCAAGGACCGGGCCCGGATTCGGCCGGTCTGGAACGCCCTCGCGGAGCTCTCCCTCGATAGGGTTCCCGCTCCTCAGCGCCGCGCCCGAGGAGCCGGCGAGCCATCGCCTCGGCGGCTGCCTGGTCATGGCCAGGCGCGCACGGGCCGGGATCGCGGTGGGGGCGATGGCGCGTGGGGCGCGGGAAGCGACGACGGGCGGCCGTGTGCGCCCGGGCCCGTCCCTCAGGGCTCGTCCGGAGGAAACGCTCGCCCGAACACGCGCGCGAAGATGTCATCGACGTGGGCGAGGTGCTTGTCGAGGTCGAAGCAGGCGGCGATCTCCTCGGGGGTCATGAGCTTCGCCAGCTCCGGGTCCGACCGGAGCGATTCGAGGAACCCGACCTTCTCCTCGTAGAAGCGCATCGCGTTGCGCTGGACGATGACGTAGGCCTGCTGCCGGTCGAGGCCGCGGCGGGTCAGCTCGAGCAGCAGGCCCTGCGAGTGCACCAGCCCGCCGAGCGCGTCCAGGTTCTCGCGCATGCGCTCCGGGTACACGCGCAGATCCTGGATCAGCCCCGCGAAGCGCGCGAGCATGAAGTCGAGCACGATGGTCGCGTCCGGGCCGATCACGCGCTCCACCGAGGAGTGGCTGATGTCCCGCTCGTGCCAGAGCGTCACGTCCTCCATCGCGGAGAGCGCGTAGCCGCGCAGCAGCCGCGCCAGGCCGCTCAGGTTCTCGGAGAGGATCGGGTTGCGCTTGTGAGGCATGGCCGACGAGCCCTTCTGCCCGACGCCGAAGGGCTCCTCGGCCTCGCGCACCTCCGTCCGCTGCAGGTGGCGGATCTCCGTCGCGAACTTCTCGAGCGAGCTGCCGATCAGGGCCAGGGTCGAGAAGAACTCGGCGTGCCGGTCCCGCTGCAGGATCTGGGTGGATACCGGCGCCGGCTTGAGCCCGGCCCGGCGGCAGACGTGCGCCTCCACCGCCGGGGGGAGGTGCGCGAAGGTCCCGACCGCGCCGGAGACCTTGCCGACGGCGACGCGCGCCCGCGCCCGCAGCAGGCGGTCGCGGTGGCGGGCGAGCTCGTCGTACCAGACCGCCAGCTTCAGGCCGAAGGTGATGGGCTCGGCGTGGATCCCGTGGGAGCGGCCGATCATCGGCGTGCGCTTGTGCTCGAAGGCGCGGCGCTCGACCGCCGCCATCACCCGGTCGAGCCCGGCGAGGAGCAGATCGGCCGCGTCGCGGAGCTGCATCGCCAGCGCGGTGTCGAGCACGTCCGACGAGGTCATGCCGAGGTGGAGGTAGCGCGCCGAGGGCCCGATGCGCTGCTCCAGGAAGGTCAAGAAGGCGATGACGTCGTGCCGGGTGGTGGCCTCGATCTGCTCGATCCGGGCGACGTCGGCCTCCCCGATGGACCCGGCCCGGGCGAGGCACTCTGCCTGGGCCTCGGGGGGGGCGAGGCCCAGCTCGCACAGGGCCTCGAGGGCGTACAGCTCGACCTCCAACCAGCGCTGGTAGCGGGCTTGCGGCGTCCATAGGGCGGCCATCTCGGGTCGGCTGTAGCGGGGGATCATCGGACCTCCACGGGCACGAGGGTGATCCTAGCGAGGCCGGCGAGGGGCGGCACCGCGCGGGCGACGGCGCGGATCTCGGTGGCGTACGCCGCCTCGACGGCGGCGGGGGTAATCTACCGGGCGATCCATGCAGCGACGGGGCCCATGGCCTCTCCTAGAGGTTGTAGCCACGGGCGACCGCCTCACGCGCCGTGCGGTCGCGGAGCTGGTCGGCGGTCTCGCCGGGGTGCAGCTCGTCTCCGTACATCATGAGGCCCGCGTAGAGCGGACTGCGGAGCACACGCGCGATGGAGTCCTTCGTCCAGCGGAGCCCGAGTCGTGAGGGGCGGCTGGAGCCACGAGGCAGGAGCCCACGCTCGTTCAGCTCGCGCGCGACCTTCGCCATCTGCCGGTGCTGGAGGAACAGCGCGAAGGCCTCGCGCACGACGCGCGCTTCAACCTCGTTGACGACGAGCTTCTTGTCCTTCGCCGAGTAGCCGAAGGGCACTGGGCCCCCCGTCCATTTCCCCTTGCGGCGCGAGGCGGCGATCTTGTCGCGCGTGCGCTCGGCGATCATCGACCTCTCGAATTCCGCGAACGAAGCCAGGAGGTTCATCGTCAGCCGACCCATCGCGTCGGCCGTCGAGAAGTTCTGCGTGACGGACACGAAGGAGGCGCCGGCCGTGCCGAGCCGCTCCATCACCTTCACGAAGTCGAGGAGCGAGCGCGAGAGCCGGTCCACCTTGTAGACGACGATGACGTCGACCTTGCCCGCGTCGACGTCGGCCAGGAGCCGCTGGAACGCTGGGCGATCGGTGTTCGCGCCGGTGAAGCCGCCGTCGTCGTAGCGCTCGTCGACGAGGGTCCACCCGGGCTGGCGCTGGATGTACGCGAGGCAGGCCTCGCGCTGCGCGTCGAGGCTGTTGAAGTCGGAGTCGAGGCCGGTCGACGTCGACTTGCGCGTGTAGATCGCGCAGCGCTTCGTGGCCGTCGCAGACACGCTCGGCGTCGTGCGTCGCGTCATCGAGGCTCCTTCGGCTTGCTCTCGGGCCTCGGTGGTTGGCCCGCGGGCTCACGCTCGAGGAACGCGAGGAGCCGCTCGAGGTTGTCGTTGAGGCGCGCGAGCTCGCGCACCAGCGCCGGCGCGGTGGCTTCGTAGAAGCGATGGCCCATCTGCGTGCGGTAGAACTGGACGTCGCTCATGCCGCGCTCTCCTCGCGCGCAGCCTCGACGCGCTTCTTCAAGCCGAAGAAGAGGAAGCCGTTCCAGGGCGTGCCCGTGATGTGCTTCGCCACCGCCGAGAGCGTCTTGAAGCGCTGGCCAGCGTACTCGAAGCCCTCACTGCAGACGGTGACCTCGTGCGCGACGCCCTGGAAGACGCGCCGAAGCACCGTGCCCACAGGCGGGATTCGCGGGTCGCGCGGCTCGAGCGCCGAGTAGATCTCCTCGCTGCGGTCGGGGCTGTCGTCGAGCGAAGCGGCGCAGTCGACGATGCGCCCGCCCTCCCATCGACCGGACCCCACCCACTCGCCCCGATAGCCGGAGCGGGAGATGCTCACATCTCCGGTCCTGACGTCCACGGTCGCGTCGTAGCCGGCGGCACTCACGGTCATGTCGCTTCTGATCATCGTGCTCATCTGTTTCTCCTGCGACGGGTCCGGTGCTCCATCCATGGGCCCATCTTCTGGGATGGGCCCATGTCGTGCAGCGTCGGACTACTCGGGCGGGCTAGCTGAGGCGGGCGCGGCATCCGGTGTGGTCGAGCCACATCCAGCCCGCCTCGCAGTCACCGGCCTCGGCCTCGACAGCGGCGCGGCGGGCCCGCTGCTCGGCCTGCGCGGCCGTGGTGTCCGCGCCGTACCCGACGCCGAGCCGCTGACCGCTCTCGTGGTCCTCGACCTGCAGGATCCCCGCCATCTTATCCACCGCCACCGTCGCGCCGTCGATTTCGATCCTGATCATCGTGCTTTCCTCCTGGTCTTCGGTTTGCCGGTGCTCCATCCATGGGCCCATCTTCTGGGATGGGCCCATGTCGTGCAGCGTCGGACTACTCGGGCGGGC